TTCATTACAAATAATGCACAAACTACTAATATATCAATTTTTTATCCAACTGGTTCAGCTGGTAATAATTTATTTATTGGTGGTGGTGGTGCTTTATCACAATATACAAGTGGTTCAAGTGGTTCATATAACACATATATTGGTTGGGCAAGTGGACAAGATAACACAACTGGATACGCAAATACTGGAATTGGTTATGCTGCTGGACCTAATGTTACAACAGGAATTGCAAACAGTTTTTTAGGTTATCAAACTGGTTTTTTTCATACCACTGGAACGGGGTGTACTTATGTTGGTGTTGATGCTGGTTTTAATTGCACGACAAGTAATTACAATACAATAATTGGCTTTCATGCTTGCGGTGGTAATGCGGGTGTAGAAAATGTACTAATTGGCGCTGACACCGCCGTAAATGCAAATTATACCGGTGCCAATAATGTTTTTGTAGGTTATAGAACTGGATATAGTAATACAACTGCAAGTAATAATGTTTTTTTAGGTAATTTATCTGGTTTCGCAAATACTACTGCTGCATCACAGGTATTTATTGGTGCTGATAGTGGTTTTTCAAATACAACTGGTAGTCAAAATACAATTATTGGTTATCGGAGTGGATATTTCAATACAACTGGCGCAAGTAATGTTTTTTTAGGTACTTTTTCAGGTTTTTACAATTCAACTGCAAATTCACACACATTTATTGGTGTTGAAAGTGGTTTTAATAATACTACTGGCGCGTCAAATACTTTTATTGGTTTTCGTGCAGCGTATAAAAACACAACTGGATATAATAATGTATATGTTGGAGATATAACCGCTTTTGAAAACACAACTGGTTTCAATAATGTGGGCGTTGGTACACAATCGGGTTATAGAATTACAACTGGTGACAGTAATACTTTTATAGGTGCTTATTCAGGTCAAAATGCTTCACAATTAGCAACAGCAACAAATTCAACTGCGATTGGTAATGCAAGTTTTACTACTGCAAGCAATCAAATTGTGTTAGGAAATACAAGCGTTACTGAAGTTATAACAAGTGGAAGTATTAAAACTGGTGCGCCAACAACTGGAACTGCTGCAAATTGGAAATTAGGACAAAGGGTTGCCGCTGCGGTTGTATTAGACGCAACACAATATATTGAAGTTGAAGTTGGCGGCACATTTTACAAAATAGCAATAGTAACTTAATAATAACAAAAATGGACAAATTAACGGAACTGAAAGCGCAAGCATACGATTTATTGGCAAACATTGAATGGTTGCAAGCAAAACTTCGCGAATGTAACCAGGCAATTGCCGAGGAAACAAAAAAGAAAAGTGATGGACAACCAGTTGTTGACAATAATAATTAGTGCCATTTTCAGTGCCGGCGCAACATGGGGTGTACTTAATAACCGTGTAAAGGCCCTTGAAAAGCAAATGGAAAAGCATGATGAACACGGTGACCGACTAACCAGGTTGGAAACCAAGTTGGATATTATTGTTGCCCACTTAATGGACAAAGAATGAAAACACAATTGGTAAGAATTGCCGATGTTATTTTTTTTGGCCCTTTTATGTTATATGCCGCATCCCGGCCAAAACTTAATAAAAGACAAAAATTAATACTGGCAACAATTGGTGTTGGCACGATCGTGTATAATGCAATAAATTATATAAAATATGAAACTAAAAAAACCGCGTAACTGGAAAACAACGTTTTTCGGCTTTACAACAATTTTAAGTGGCATTGCCCTTATTTTAAAAGGTCACACCATTGAAGGACTTACCGCAATTACCAGTGGCCTGGGCCTTGGTGTTGCAAAGGACTTTGACAAAACCGGCATTTAATGAATGCGAAAAGCAAAAAACTATATTATTACACTGGCCATTGTTGGCCTTTTGCTAATTAGTAGAAAAGTGAGTGCAACAAAGATTATTGCCCAACTTGAAGGATTAAGGTTGCGAGCATACCAGGACACTGGTAATATTTGGACTATTGGTTACGGCACAACAATTAATCCCGAAACCGGATTGCCAATAAAAAAAGGTGATGTAATTACAAAAGAAAAGGCCCTGGCCTGGTTGCGCCTTAATACGGCGGCCCTGGAAACACAAATTAAAAAACTGGTAAAGGTGCCTATTAATGCAAACCAACTTACGGCCCTTACTTCACTGGCTTACAATATTGGCCTTGGTGCATTTTCCAGGTCAACACTTTTGCGCTTACTAAATAACGGAACTGAAAAAAACCTTGTTGCCGCACAGTTTATTCGTTGGAATAAGGTAAAAGGCAAAGAAGTTCCAGGACTTACCAAACGGCGCAAGTTAGAAGCCGAACTTTTCCTTTCATAATGAATTATGTTGTCTTATCATATGGAACTGCATTGCCAAACTATATTAATAATATAGAGCAAGCAAAAAAATATTTTAATAATACGTTATTAAATAAATATAAAAAATTAATAATTCCATATTTGAAAAAAGGTGGTTTTGAATTTGGTGCTGATTTATGGAAAAATTTTCGCATAAAAATTAGTAAATTTCCAGTTGAACAAGTTAAAATAACATACAATTCTAAAACTGGAAAAATTAACACTACAAAAAAAATTGTTGGGTATAAAAATTTGAGATTTTTATTATTTGATATTTATTTTGAGGATACAAATAATGATGGTTGTGAATATATTTTACAACAAATAAAAAAAAGCGGATTACTTAATAGTGATATATGGATTAAAAATAAGTGCTTAATTATTCCATAAAATATTGATTTTTACTACTTTTTAAATAATGCCCAGTCACGGCATTATTTTTTTTTGTTTATATGATAAAAAGTAATATAAATTCGTATTGACAAACGATTATTAATCAAAAAATGGAACCATGCAAAAAGACCTACTGAACCAGGTCGGCCCCTACTTGGCCGAACTGAATGGCAAAATTCACACACTTCAATTCCTGGGCAAACATTTATCCGGTACCCAGGTGCAATTTTTTGTCACCTTTCCGGATGGTGACAAAGTTATTATTGACCAAAGGTTAATTCCTTTCAATTTACAAATGGAATTACGCACTTTGATTGATGATAGCATTGATGAATATCAAAGAATTGCCAAACACTTAACCGAGGTACACAATGCGTGAAAAGATTAAGTTTATTGGTGAAATGCTATTTTTTTTATTTGTAGCAACACCGCTTTGCTTTACTCTTTTATTCATTATTGAAATTGCCTTTTTACCACAAACAATTAAAAATTTATTACAATGCACAAAACTTACGATGTTCCGGCTTTTCCGCCGCAAATAGTTCAAGACAACCTCGGCCGTGTACTGGCACCAATTCCAGGCATGACAAAACGCGAATATTTCGCAATAACACTTTTGCCCTATTTTCTGGAAACCAAAAAGGATTATGCAAAAGAGGGTAAAAAGTTGAATCCTTACCAGGCCAGTGTTACGGCGGCTGAATTATTAATTGATGAACTTAATAAAACCAACCAAGATGAAAACACTTTACAAATTGTGGAATAGTCCTAAATTTTGGCTTTTTGTAATTGTATTTTTTATGCTTTGGCTTTCCAGTTACTGGAATTATTAACCTTATGACAAGCGACCAGGAATTAACCGAAATACTCAAAGTTCGGAAGTATAACCCTTTGCTAAAACCAAAGGCCGAACAAGTGGTATTGACAATTGCCGGTAAGGTAGTTGGTTGCCTGGAAAATTATTGCGTGATTAGTGGACTACCCAAGGCAAGCAAATCAACTTATGCCGCCGCAATGATTAGTTCCGCACTGGTTCCGCCGTTTCAGTCAATATTTGGAATAAAGATGCAAACACCAAAAGACCGCAACCGCATTGCCTATTTTGACACCGAGAGTTCACAATATGATTTTTACCGGCAAATGGAACGAATAAAAAACTTTGCCAGTAAAGAGAGCATTCCCGATTTTCTGGATGCCTTTTCTTTTCGTGAGGACATGCCTAAACGCATCCGGACCATGATTGAACTTTATTTGTCAAACCATCCGGATTGTTCCGTTATTATTGTGGATGGCCTTTTGGACTTATGCTTAAATTACAATGATGAAACGGAAACCAGGTTACTTACAAACTGGTTCAAGAGGATTACCAAGCAATACAATATTTTGATGATTGGTGTGCTTCACCTGGGTAAGGGCCACGGCGAAACCCTGGGCCATTTAGGTTCCAATACTGACCGTTGGGCGCAAAGTACCATGATTGTGGAACGGAACCGGGAAACCAAACAATTTATATTAAAACCAAAATATTTGCGAAGTAGTGATGATTTTGAACCAATAGCCATTATGAATTTTGAAGGCCAGTGGAACCAGGTGCCAATTATTGAAACAGACACAATTACAATACCCAAAAAAGTAAAAAAATCTTAAACCTGGGAACGGAGGAACCCGAACAACAATAGTTATGGATAACAAAAAAAACACCGGTTCACTTTACCGGAACAAAAAAGAAAAACCAACTTCACCGGATTACACCGGCAACGTTGAAATTAATGGCAAAAAATTTCGCCTAGCCGGATGGATTAACAAGAGCAAGGCCGGAAACAATTATTTGCGATTGCTTGCCAGTGAAGTGCCGGAACAAACCGATGTTATTTTGAGTGATGTGCAAGAAGTAAAAGAAGCGGCAATAAATAATAACCCGGAAACGGATGATTTGCCATTTTAAAAAAAAGGCCGGTTCAACCCGAAGGGAACCGGCCGGACAAACGACTTCGGAACCAACCGCAAGTCACTTGCATTCACTGTAAAAATATAGCAAATGCCTAAAATAATCAAAACGGCAATAGTTTTTTTTGGGCCAAAAGGCCCACGGCCCAGGAAATACCGGAACATTACCAACCTGGTTAAATTTGGCGAATTTTGTGCCAACCTTGGTGCCTGGTACATTAATTGGTACGATGCAAAAAGCGGCGAATTTGACCGCCGCACATGGCTTAAAAGCGATTTTGAGAAAAAGTAGTATATTTGTTTTCTCATAAGCAAGCATAAGTTGGTTTCACAAGGATTGTTCGGCCTGGTGTTCTCACCGGGCCTTTTTTATGCCCGGCCCGGAAATATGCACCATGCTTTTTTAATTAAATAAAGGTGAATGCAAGTGATGTTAATAAAAAACTTGGTAAAAACTTGATTTATTCACAAATTTTTTGTAACTTTGTTTCCGTTGTGCAAGCCCCACAAAGGCATGCACACGGAAACAAAAAATGTGAATGTGAATAATTGTGAAAAGGTAAATTTTGTTATTTGCGAATGTTTTTTGTAATTTAGAACTGACAAACGATTAAGAACATAAAGCCGCATTCAATTTCCGAATGCGAAACATACTGTGGTTGGTAGGTGGTGCCGCCGCCTTATATTTTTTATCAAGGTTTTCATTTGGCCAAAAGGCAAATTTTGTACTTCGCGGATTGCGACCAGGTGGCACCCTTTTTGCGCCAGTTATCAATGTAGATTTTGCGGTACAAAACCCAACTAATCAAAAAGTCACAATTAAAAGTGTAACCGGTAGTGTGTCGGTGAATGGTGAATATTTGGCCAACGTAAGTGCATTTGGTGACCAAGTAATTCAACCAAATAGTGAAAGCATGTTGCGTTTGAGTGCAAGACCATCAGCAACCGGAGTTTTCAATTCAATTCGTGAATTGTTAACCACACCGGTGGGCCAGGTGAATGCAAGTTTCACCGGTTCCGCAAATGTTGATGGCCTGGTTGTTCCTATTTCGGAAACAAAAGTTATTTAGGATGGATGCAACAACAATAATGGGCCGGTTGGAACCATTTAAAAACAAGCAACAAATGATTGTTGCCGACCAGTCAACCGGTGATATTATTGAGGCAATAACCGAGGCACATAAAATTCATGCGCCGGAGTATAGCCAAATAAGTTCTTTTTTTAAGGCACCGACCAAAAGAGAAACGGCAAAACGCATTTTCAATTTTTTGAAAAAGAATGTGAAATATGTGATTGAACCAGGCAACCGGCAAACTGTAAAAAGTCCGGCGGCCATCCTGGCAACTGGACACGGTGATTGCAAACACTATTCATTGTTCGCCGGTGGTATTTTGCAAAATTTAGGCATTCCATTTGCTTACCGTTTTTCCAGTTACCGAATGTTTGACAAGCAACCACAACATGTGTTTGTTGTTGTTAATCCTGGTACCAGTAATGAAATTTGGATTGATCCCGTGCTAAAAGAATTTGACTATAAAAAACCTTACAATTACTCAATAGATAAAAAAAATATGGCCCTTTATTCAATATCCGGAGTTGGCGCAACCAAGGAACAAAAAGCGCGACTGAAACAAGCCAAGGCCGTCAAAAAAGCGGCACCGACAAAGGTGGAAAAGAAAGCCGCTAAACAAGAAGTGAAAGCGGCACGCGTGGCGGCAGGCCGAACAGTTAAGCAAACATTAAAGAAAGGTGCAAAGGTTGTTTTAAAAGTAGCCGCCGCACCAGTTCGAAATGCATTTTTGGCCCTGGTTGCGCTGAATTTTGGCGGCCTGGCAAACAAACTTCAAAAAGGTTGGCAAAAGGCACCAACCAAGATTGAACATTTTTGGGAAGGTGCCGGCGGAAAAATGCAAGCATTAAAAAACGCATTTGATAAAGGAAGTAAGAAAAAAAGAATTTTTGGAAATGATACAATTGGTGCCGCACCGGTAGCCGCAACCGCCGCCGCCGCCGCACCATTACTTGTAAAGGTTGGTGATATTTTAAAAAGCATTGGAATTGAACCGGCGGAACTGGTACAACTGGGAAAAGATGCGTTAAACCAAAAGGCCCAGGAATTAGCAAAAAAGGCCCTGGAACCAAAGGCCGCAAAAGAGGCCGAGAATATTGATATTGCCGACCAGGTATTTGAAGAAACAACACCGGTAACAACCACAACCGGCAAACCAAATTTTTTACCCTTAATACTGGGCGGTGCCGCCGTACTGTATTTTGTAACAAAAAAATAAAATGACCGCAAAACAAAGACAAGCCAGGGCAAAATTTAAGGCCGTTGTAAAAGAGGCCGCGAAACTTCGTAAGAAAAACCCGAAGTTAACCCAGGCACAAGCCGTAAAACAAGCATTTGCCATTTCCTATTCGAAACAAAGAAAAGGTGAAAAACTTGGTGCCGTAAAAAAGAAAAGTGCAACAAAAGTAAAAGCCAAAAAAGGCAAGTCAACTGAAATGCACACGGACACTAAAAGCCACAATGTGAATATTCGTGTTGTTAGTGGTATTATTCCAAATCAAAAAGAAGAATTGGAAAAATATATTCGTGTATATGGTAGATTGATGGCTGAAAAATTAGCGGCGAAAACAATGCAAGAAAAAAAGGTTATTAATAGAGCATTAAAAATTACAAAATCAATTATTTTATCATTAAAAAAATAATGTATAAAATATTGCCATACACCAAAAGAAAAGCCAGGCAACTAAATGTGGTTGTTCGGCCCAGTACCAGGAAAGGCAAAAAACTTGATATTTATGACAGAAAAGGAAACTATTTGACAAGTGTAGGTGCCAGGGGTTACCTGGATTACCCGACATATTTAAAAATGTTTGGTTCCCAGGTTGCCAATAAACGGCGAAGGTTGTATAAAATTAGGCATGCGAAAGATAGGATTGTGAGAAATTCGCCTGGATGGTATGCAAACAACTTGTTGTGGTAAACGGATGTATTAACTTGAAATAAAAAAAAACAGATGGCAAGAAAAAGAAAAAGTGCGCGCCGCCGTAAAAGTGGCCGCCGAATGGGTGCGGTAGGAAAAGCAAATTTCACCGCGGCCCTTGGAATTATCGCCGGTGCCGTAATTGGCAAGAAAGTGGCGGCAATGCTACCAATTGGTGATGACCGTATTAAAAATGCGGCGGTAACCGCGATTGGTTTTGTGTTCCCCACGATCGTGAAAGGTGACATTGGAAAATCATTGGGCAATGGAATGATTGCCGCCGGTGGTGCCGGATTAGTTGGCAACCTGGTTCCCGCCCTTGGTGCGATGGACACAATGGAATTCCCAGTTACAGTTGGTGAAATTCCTGATGGCATTTCAGTTATTTCCGGTGATAACGATGTTATGGCCGGTGATGATTTGAGTGTGTTGGCCGGTATGGATGAAGATGGTGAGGACTATTAATTGTTTGACACTTGCATTCACCTTTATTTAAAATAAAAAAGCCGGGGACAGGGCAACGAACTGAACAACAAAAATTATGGCATCAACAGTAGGTAGCCGCCTGGCCTTTGAAAAGGCAAAAGAGGGCATTCAGCGCGCCGGTTTTTCCCTTGGACAAGCCGTGCTTTCACAAAGTTATTTGCGCCTAGAAGTTTCCCTTTCCACAAGCATTACTAACTATCAATTTCCAGTGTTAGTAAATGATGTAAGTTCAAGCGCGACAAGTGCAACGAACCTGGAACAAAGATTGAACCTTCAAGATGCGTTCTATGTATCGCAAATTGGACTTTTCTTCGCAAAACCAAGTTCAAGCACCGCAACAAATTTCCAGTTGTGTACTTATCCAAACCCTTACATTTTCAGTGGAAGCAACACGGCATCCAGTTTATTTAACTGGTATAACAGTTCACTTTCTTTGACTGTTAACAACCGCCAAATTGTTCCCGCATACGATTTGTACCGCCATTATTCAGTACCACAAACACAAGGTGGTAACTCATATACAACGGCACAAACTAATGCATTCACTGACCAACAAGATGGTGGAACAAGTGCATTCTATCCAATTGAACCAGGTTGGGTTCTGGTAGGTTCCAAACAAAATACATTGCAAGTTCAACTTGCATCCGCAATGGCCGCCGTTGAAACAAACAGCCGTGCCATTCTTATTTTGCGCGGTCACCTTGCACAAAACGTTACCCCAGTTCGTTAATACTAGGGAAAAAACAAAGGGCCGGTTAATGGCCGGCCCTTATTTTTAAAAAAGTAAATTTTATCAAAATGGCATTCAAAGCCGCTAAATACGAACTGGTTGAATTACTGGTTCCAGGTGTTGCAAGTACCGGACAAACAAACACACAATGGAGTTTTCCCGATTTGCCAAAACTTCGTTATACTTCATTACTTGCAATTGAAACTTTCGGTGTTGACACAGTTACCGCAAGTCCAAACAATGTTGCCGCACCAACCGCCGCAATATTGCAAAAAAGTTATTTGGTGTTATATGCAAATGAAAGACAAGATTTGTACCGCATTCCCCTGGTTAGTTTAGTTCGTACCCAGGCAACAACAAACGCAAGTACACCATTTGTCCGTGGATTGTATGAATTTCAAGGTCAAAAGGTAACTTACGATAAATCATTTGTTCAAATTGCAAGTGCGCCGGGAAATACAACAAACTTTTCATTCATTTTTGGCATTTATTACGTTTAATTAATCAACAT